ACAAAACTTCAAAGCATTTAAGAAAAGATTTGATATGTAAATATTTATAATAAAAAACACACACGATGAGTAGATTTCCAAACAGAAGATGGTTAGTTATACCTACAACAATAACTGGTTCTATTGATTTTAATGAAGTTTTAGAACATTCAGTAGATTCTTTAAGAGTTTCTTTGGATGGATCAGAAACATTTGTAAAGTACGAAGTTCAAGTTATAGATAAAGCACTAGTAACTTCAGTACTTGACCCAACAACAGGTAAAGAAACATTTCAGACAACTCCAGCAGGAACTTACGGTAGACCTTCCTTCTATTCTGGTAGTTATACAGAATATGTACATGAAGATATTTTAGCTTTACTTGTAACAGATGCATGGACAGATACAACTGAATTAGAATAATAATATGTCAACTAATTTAGGACCAGCTACAAATGAAGATGGATTGGTATTCGGATTCGATACCGGTTATCCTCTTGTATCTGATGCTCTAGATAGTTACAGATTTAATTTAGGAGAACCTACTACAAATAAACTTAATGGTAATATAATAGGAACAGGTAATGGAGCAAGTTTAGGCTCAGATGGTTTTGGTACCTATATACAATTAGCAGATCAAACTTCAAGTTACTCAAGATTTCAACTACCCAGTATTACTGTTGTTTCTAATGAAACATATACTTGGAACTTTGAACTGTACTCTGCTAACACTATATTAAAAAGCGGAAATTACTACTTTGATACTAATGAATACTCAGATCAATTTCCTTCTAGTAATGATCAATCAAGATTATCCTCAACCAATTCCTGTCCTTCTACTATGTCTGCACATACATGGACTCCTTTTAGATTAACTGTTACTATGAAAGATAATTTAACTGGAGCTTATGCATATGATTTCTTTAATATGCTTTACCCAGGATTTCAAAACGAAAAAATTTACTATAGAAATATGCAATTTGAAACTAAAGGTCACAAAAGCGCATATGCAGGTCCAGGAGGCATAAGATCAGTATCAGGTTCTTTAGTAGATTTAACTGGTAATCATGACATTAATGTAACTAATCTTACTTATGATAGTACTTCTCAAATAGACTTTGATGGAACAAATGATAGAATTGATACTGCACTGTATCATTTGAGTGGATCTTCTCATACTGAAGAAGTAGTAGTATATAGAGGAACATCAGGTGCACAGCAAGGCATATTATCAGACTTACAGTATGGGTTTTATGGATTATTATTTCTAGCTAATAATAAAATAAGATATAGACAAATGCAACAACTCAGTAACCCAACTTCTTACCCTAACGTAAATGTAGATACTCCAGATACTTACGGAGTAGGCACTTACCATATAGTTGGTTCATTTAGCAGTGCTAATGGATTTAGGTTGTATGTTAATGGGGTATTAAAGAATTCTAATAGTACAGACTTACCTTTTAATTTAAGTGGAAATAGAGGTATAAATCACATAGGCGTATATAAAGATTCTACAGCTTCTAGTTATAATAATCCATTTGATGGCAAAATACATATAGTGAGATGTTATAACAGAGAATTAACTGCAGACGAAGTTTCAAAAAACTTTAATAGTTTAAGACATAGATTTGACTTGTAACTATTAAACATACTATTTATATATGACCCTTTTGGACAATGAAAAAAGGATATAATTATGGCAAACGAATTTAAGGTTAAAAAAGGCCTGATAGTAAACGGATCAGGTTCTACATTATTAGATATACAAGGTGCCCAAGGGCAGGTATTTTCTGTAACAGACTCTCTTTCCGGTTCTTTATTTGGAGTATCAGATATTTCAGGTGTTCCAATATTTGAAGTACTCTCTGACGAAACTATCATATTAGGAACAAGCGGAAGTGAAGCCATATTAATATCCGGTAGTACAGCTACTATAACAAGCGGGGTCTTATCAGGATCATTCTCAGGATCATTTGTTGGTGATGGATCTTCATTATCAGGATTAAGCTCAGGAGCAGTAACAGCTATCAATAATGCAACAGCAAACAGGCTAACTACAATAGCATCTACAACAACTCAATTAGATGCAGAAGCAAATTTAACATTTGACGGTACTAATATACTACACGTTAATCATACAAGCGGTCAGTTAAAATTAGGTGCAGATGTCTCTTTATTCAGAGATGGTGCTAATATACTTAGAACTGATGATGCATTTCATGCTAATGCAAATATTCATGTTGGAGGTGATGGAAAAATATTTGATAGAGCAGGTACTAATTCATTTATACATTTTGATCATACTAATAGTAAGATAAAAATTCAAGAAGGCGGCGAAGAAATGGTAACTATAGATTCAGGAACAGTTACTATTAACCAAGCACAAGGTAATAATAAATTTAAAGTATTTGCATCAAGTTCAAGTGCACATTTCTTTGTATCATCTTCCGGTATGGTTGTTATTAATAACGATACAACTGATTATTTTGGAGCATCTACAAGAGTACAAATAGCATCAGGTAATAGTAGTAAAGGTGTAGGTATTAGAACTAATATTTTTTACTTATATGGATACGGTAATGGTTCTACTACTCAAATGATATTCGGAGACGGTTCTGCAAACTGGGGATTATTTGCTAATGATGCTAATTTTAAATTATATGACTATTCTATATCAGGGCCTGCATTAACAGTTGATGACGGAGGTAATTATTTCAAATTTTTAAGTGGTTCTTTAAATATTACAATAGGTAGAGATTTATCAGAATCTACAGCTGAAGGTAGATTAAAAATGTACCTTAGAGGTAATAATGCTGTCTTAAGTACTTACCACTATAATAGTTCATTAGAACTTAGAGCGGGTATATCAGGCTCAGGATATGCTGATAATTGGTCGAAGATAGTTTTACAAGATACACATAATGCTACTACCGGTGATATAGAATTCTGGACTAGTGGTTCACAGGCAGCACGAATTTCACATGAAGGTTATCTTGGAATTGGAGCAACAACACCTGGCGCTAAATTAGAAGTCGGCGGTGCTAATGCCGCTATTTGGATAAACCCAGCTGACGGTGCTCATGCAGGTCTGCATTTTAGACAAGCTGATGCTTTTAAAGGTTTTGTTGGATATAACGATAGTGCTGATGTAGTTAATCTAAGTATGGACGGAAGTATTGTTAATGGTATTAACGTAAATTCTAGTCATAATGTAGGAATAGGAACAACTGTGCCTAAATCAGGTGATAAGTTATTTGTCAAAGGAGGAGATTTAAGAGTAGAAGGTACATCAGCTACTTCTGATTTAATTTTAGATCACAACGGACAATATAGTGGTAGTAGAATAAGAGGTATAAGAGACGAAGGCAATGATGGTCAAGATTTCGGTAGTAGTATGTTACAGTTCTTAACTAATGATAATAGTACTACATCTGCTACAGTAGCAATGACTATAAATTCTGAAGGTAAAGTTGGAATAGGTTCAACAGATCCTGCAGAATTATTAGATGTAGCTGGAACTGCAAGAGCAGCAACAGGTATAATAGAAGGGCATTTATATGCTGGAGACAGTCTTCAACATTGGGGTGATGGTGGAACTGGATTATTCTTTCCTGCTAACGATAGAATAGTTCTTCAAACTACATCAACAGAAAGACTTAGAATAGATAGTTCTGGTATAGTAACAATAAACGATACAGGTCAACAAGGCTGGGCAGGAAATAAATTAAACGTAGGTGATACTGGAGATGCAGCTTCTGGTATTAACATATTAACAAACGCAACAGGAAATGCTTATCTATTATTTTCTGATGTAGTAGATAATAGTGCTGCTGAATATGCGAATCAAATAAGATTTGCTCATGATGGAATGTTCTTATCAACAAATATTGGAGGAACTGAAATAATGAGGTTATCTGGTTCAGGTGCAGTTGGTATAGGAACAACAACACCAGCAACTGAGTTAGATATTTTTAAAGATGGAGGTAACGCTACATTAAGAGTTAGAGCTGATGGACAATCTACAATAATAATAGATTCAGATGCTGATAATTCTGGAACAGCAGGAGCATACTTATCCTATAGAGACACTGGAGCTACTAAATGGACACTTTATAAAGAAACTAATAACGATTTTTACCTTTATAACGCTGCAGCAACTTCATATCCAATTCATGCAAAAGCTGGAGGAGATATAGTATTTATGGAAGATGGAGGTAATTTAGGTGTAGGACCAGGAACTCCAGCATCTAGATTAGACGTATCAGGATCTATTAGAGTACACCAATCTGCAGCTTCAAAATATATAGAAGTATTTGGAGGAAATAGTGGAAACTTCATAGATAGTTACGCTAACAATTTATATATTAGATACGGCGGAGATACTAATAAGTCTATAATGTTAGACAGTTTAGGCAACTTAACATTCAGTTCTAGAGCAATATTTCCTTCTTCTGCTGGATCCACAGCAAGCCCTACTATAGCATTCCCTTCCCATTCCACAGCAAACCATGCTGGTATATACTATGACCAAAATAACCAGTACTTAAAATTCAGAGCAGCAGATGGAGATAGAGCCTGGATAGGTTCTGCCGGTATATTCTCTAACTCTAATGTATATTCAGGTACAACAGGGCAGTTTAGAAATTATGGAGGTGTATGGAAAGCAACAACAGGTACTTCTGGTAACGGATTTAATTTCTCATCTGCAGATATACCTAATGCAGTTACTATTACAGGTACTGCAAGTAATATCTTAAAAATTACAGGTTCTGGTACCAGTACGGGTATACAGATAGAAAAAGCTAGTGGTAGTAGTGCATCAACTGCAATGCTTACACACTTACGTCAAGGTAATTCTACATTTTATGTATCAGTTGACGAAAATCAAAATGGAGGTAAAGCCTTTGCAGTAGAGATTAGCGGAAGCACAAGATTATCAGTAAATGCATCTAGAACTTATCATTACAATACTCTTAACTTAAGAAACCGTACTACCGGCAATAACCCACCAGAGATTCAATTCGATAGAGACGATTCTACTACTTCAAATGGAAATAATCTTGGTGCGATAGTAGCTAGAGGTAATGATCCTTCTGGATACGAAAATGGTGCACAAATAAAATTTAAAGCAGATGGTACTTGGGATTCAAACGATTATCCTAGTAGAATAGAATTTGCTACTGATCAAGCAGGTACTATGACTAATATACTTGTATTAGATAGTAACCAATCATCTTCCTTTACAGGTAATGTAACAATAACAGGTAATTTAGAAGTAACCGGAACTACTACAACAGTTAATTCTACTAATTTAGATTTATCAGATAATATCATAGGTTTAAATAGAGGTGCCTCATCTAATGCAAATGATTCAGGTATTATAGTAGAAAGAGGCAGTACAGGTAATAATGCAGCATTAATTTGGGATGAAAGTGAAGATAGTTGGAAATTTGGAACTACAACTGCAACACCAGATTCTACAGGAAATCTTTCTGTAGCAGCAGCACCATTTATATCAAATGGATTTTGGACTACTACTAGTGCAGTTTCTCACTGGGGAGGTTATAATACAGTATACGGAACTCTAACATGGTCTTCAGGATTTGCATCTATATATTCAAGAGCAGATGCAAGATTGAGATTAGGTTCTCATAATACTCAAGGTGTTATGGTAATATCTTCTTCTAAAGTAGGTATTGGAACAGAAACACCTCATGGTAGTGATACAGCATTACACGTACATGGAGGAAATATACTTCAATCAGGTTCTACAGCTAATAATCTATATATTCAAGATGGATCTAATGTACGTGGTAGCAATCATTTATTTTTACAAGGTGATGCAAGTTATGTACAGGTAAAATCTCCCGGTAATGCTCTATATTTAGATGCAGGTGCTGGACAATACTTTAGAAATGGTTCAGGTACTCAATACGGTCATTTTAGAACTAACAATTACTTGTTTAATACCGGTTCTGCAAGTACAGTAGGAGGAAGTGCATTTATGACATTAAATGTTGGAGCAACTACTAATAAACCTATTTCTATTGTAAATGATGGAACTGATGGAATGTATATTAGAAGATATGATTCTTCTGGTAAATATCAAATACAGACAACATCAGGCGGTGGTAACTCAGGTATTTTATCTTTACAATCATATGGAGGTAAAGTCTCTATCGGAACAATAGATGCACCAGGACAAGGAAATTTAGAAGTAAGAGGCATAATTAAAACCTCAGGAAGTTCTAATGGTTTCTTTTTAGAAGGAGCTGCAGGGTCAGCAGGTGATGAAGCAAGAATTTACTTAGGTGTTAACAGTGCATATGCTGGTAATACATTAGGGTTTATGTCAGGAAGATCTGGTTCGGTTCATAATAACTATGAATTTAGAACCGGAGATAATGATACTAGTTCAGCAGTAAGATTATGGATCTCAGCTTCTGGAACGGTTGGTATAGGTACACAAGTACCTGTAGAAAAGTTTACAGTAGCAGGAGGTAGTATTATAGCTACAGGTTCTGGTAATACAAGTATTATAGCACGTTCTTCAGGAGGATGGAGTGGATTACAAACAGTCTCATCAGATGCAGAAAATGCTTACTTATTTTTCAAAGATGTATCAGGAGAAAGATCTAGAATATGGGCTAGTTCAAATAATGATTTAAGATTTGCAACAAACGGAGGCGGATCAACAGCTTTAATAATAGATAGTAATAAAGACGCGGAATTTTTTGGACAAACTTTTTCTTTTGGTACTTCTAATGCAACTACAACTACACTTAACCTGACAGCAACTAATACAGCTGGATCCCCTGCAAACGCAGTTCAAGTTATAATGACAGGTTATGAAGGAAGAGGTGTAGGACATTTTTATTTAGATACATCTTATAATAATAATGAGTGGTTTAGCGGTATGAGATATAGCGGTGGTGCTGCTAATTTCCAAATAGGATATTCAGCCACCGGCCAAGCAGAGTATATTACTTCTTCTCTAGTGAATATACATAAATCAGGTGTAGTAACATTTTCTGGAAGTAATTCTGTTCACAATTCTGGTAGCGTAATAATATCAAACGGACAAATAAGCATTTCAGGCGATGGAACAAATGCAACTACTTTAACAGAAAGTGGTAATGGTGATTTTACCATTGCTGCTGTAGATGATTTAAGATTACAAGCAGGCGGAGAAGATATAGTACTAAAAGGAAGTAGTGGTACAGAATTTGGTAGATTATCTAATTCAAGTGGACATACTATATTAAGAAATACTTCTAACGATAAAAACATAACAATTAAGTTCAAAACAGGTGGTAGTGAATATAACGGATTAATAATTTCTGCTTCCCAAAACGGTACTGCTTACTTTAATAGAAATGTACATGCAGGCTCAGGTTATAGTATGTTTGCAGCAGCATTTTATGATTCTTCAAATTCTTCTTACCTATTAGATCCAGCAAATACTGGAACGTCTTTAGCTGTAGCAGGTAAAGCCGGGTTAGGAGGAGTAACTAGTCCAAGTAAAACACTACATGTTGGAGGAGTAGGAGGTTCTGGAGGAGGAATAATGATATCACCATCTTCAGGTGATGCTGAAATACAATTTCAAGACTCAGGAGTTACAAATGCATATATAACTCTAGAAGATGGAACTCAAGAATTAAGATTCAGAGATGATACTGCTAATGTGTTAAACATTAATTTCAGTACTGAAAGAGTAGGAGTAGGTATTACAGCACCATCAGCAAAATTACATGTATCCGGTACAAATGATGTAGCTTTAATAGAAGGATCAGGTAGTACAATACTATCAGTAGAAGGATCACAAGGTCAATTATTCTCTGTAACAGATTCTCTATCTGGATCTTTATTTGCTGTTAGTGATATCTCAGGTATCCCTATCTTAGAGGTAGAATCTAATGATGCTGTTACAATGGGTACCTTTGGAGCTAACACACTTGTAGTTACAGGTTCTAGAATAGGTATAGGAACAGCAGATCCTTCTTACCCTGTTCATATATACGGTAATGGAAGTGCTAGATTTATGGTAAGTTCTGATGTAGCTGTATTAGGATCAACTAATTTTGCAATACCAGCAGGTAGAAAGTTATTATTAGATGGTATTGGTGGTCATACATATATAGAAGAAGAATCAGATAGTAATCTTAAAATTTATGTCGCTGGAAGTGAAAGATTAAATATAACAAATACCGTAGCACAATTTGCAGGAGAAGTAGAAGCTTCAACTCTAGACATAAACGGAGTTAGTGCTCTTGATGGTAAAGTAACAATTACAGATGACGATGCTGGTGCGTTAACTGTAAGAAGAGCGTCTAATACAGATCAAGCCTTATATTTAAGAGGTGGCGCTGGTTCAGGTGAGGGTAGAGTTGCGGCTCAATACTCTTTAGACTTAGTATCAGGTTTAGGTGGTAGTAATAATTATGATTTAAAACTTGTTACAAACGCTGGTACAGCTTTACAAATAGATGCTAGTAATAGTAATACATCTATATTTTCAGGACCTTTAGATGTAAACAGTAACGCTGATATATCAGGACAACTTACAGTACATAATACATCAAGCATTTCAGCACAACATGTTGCAATAGGATCAGCAGGAGCTGCTAATTACTTATACTTACAAGGATTAGGAGATACAGATAAAGTTTATTTAGGCACACACCACAATGGTATGTTAGATATTCATGCTCAAGATGCAACTAATTTCATGTCTGCTTCTGTTACTATGATGACAGTTAGTAGTAGTGGTAAAGTTGGTATAGGAACAACCACACCAACTGTAAATCTTGAAGTTGTAGGAACAGGTGCTCCAGATATTAGAGTTAGAGATGCAGATGGTACAAATCACTACGGTGATAGAGGCCATAATGGTGGTAATACTACTTATGTTTCAAGAAAAGGTACTGCATACGGTTCACATACGTTCTATAGATCAAATGGTACTTCAACAACTGCAGTTTTAACTTTAGATACAAGTGGACACGTATCATCTTCAGGTAATTTTAAGTTGGCAGACAATAAAGCGATATCATTTGGTAATGATGATGATTTAAATATATATCACGACACCACCAACGGCCTAATAACAAACGAACTTGGACAACTTATTATTCAAAATAATCAAAGTGATGGTGATATTATTTTCAATGGTAAAGATGGTAGTTCTGCTATAACTGCTCTAACATTAGATATGTCAGATGGTGGTACAGCGGAATTTGGCAGTAGAGTATATTTCCCAGAATATCTTGCTCACAGTGGAGATCCTGATACACTTTTTGGATTTAGCGGTAATGATACATTTATTATTAACACTGCTGGTACAACCGCTCTTACAATAGATTCTTCTCAAGATGCAACTTTTGCAGGTAATATAAGTGTTGGCGGTACTATAATTAATATGGATACTATATATCTTCAAGATACAGCAGGTGGAAGATTAGGTTTCAATAGAAACACATCTAATGGTGCAATTCACAATAGTGGTTACAACGCTTTTCAATTACAAGTAAACACATCCGGCGCTTCTGGTTGCTTAGAAGTACAGGCCTACAATGGGGCTGGTACCTACGGTGGTAGTTTCTTAGTTGACGGATCTGCTCGACCAATTATTAACGATCGTATACTACATAATGGAGATACTCATTCTTATTTTGGATTCCCTGGCGGTGATACATTTAATATTGTTTTAGGAGGATCAGAAAGATTACGCGTTGATTCTTCAGGTAATGTCGGTATCGGAACAACTGCACCTGCAGTTACAACAGGAATTACTCCAAGACTAGACATTGTAGGTGGAATAACTCATACAGCTATTAGAAGAAAACCTATTGCATGGTCAGCATCACCTGCAGCAGGAGAATCAGGGTATTATGCATTATTAGCAAAATTTGATATAGACGATGCAAATAATACAGATTTATGTGCCGTGTATACGATATCTGCAGAAGAAACCTCAGGCGTTGGATGTTATGCACGTATAATGATTAAACTACGTAAAGGCACATCTTCAAGTACCTTACAAGTAGCATCTTTAACTATACTTGATATTGATGGAAATGTATCCGATTTTGGAGCAAGTGATGCTACTTCTAATGCTGAAATGTTAGAAGAAGACAGTTTTATTTTAAAAGTAATATCTGCATCTGATGTAAGGTTATATATTAAAAAGAAAACTACTTACGGAATAGTTCATCTATTTGAAGATTCATTATCATATGAAAATAATCTTGACTCTACTGATACTACGCAAATAACTTATTACGAAGATGCTGATTGGAGCGCTAGCTTACCTATGACAGCTGGTAATACTATAAGTTCTTATATGGCTGCTACTAGAGCTATGCATCAATTTGCATTCTTTACTAACACTACTTCTACAAGGTATTTATCTTTATATAGTGGATTTTTAACTGGTAATGTAAGTTATAACCAAAGATATGTAATACCTAAACCAGGTAAACTAGTAGGAATGTCCATCCAGGCTAATGCTTCTAGATCTAATAATACATTAAGAATATATGACGCAGATAATCCAACTAGTTATTCTCAAATGACAAGCACCTCTTTTAGCGTTACAGCAAATAGAAATACTTGGGTGCCTTTAAACTTAGGTTTAAATATGAACGGTAGTGCATTAGGAGACGATAATGCAATAGTATTCGGTATAAACTGTTCTTCATCTACAACAACTAACTGGAATGCAGTAGCAGTATTCCAATTTAATTAAACTAAATAAAATGGCAACAATAGATAGTACATTTGGAAAAAAAGAATTAACAAAAGCAGCATCTACTTCAGAATTATCTGATATGGCTTCTAAAGGAGAAAAAGCACAACTTAGTAATGGAGCATTAGTAATGGATTCTACTACAAAATCCGCTATTGATGCAGCAACAGATCCTTCTATATTAATAAATGATGAAGCAGAGTTTCTAAGATCTAAATTCTATTTTAAACAAATAGAAGATTTGAGAGCTGAAATAGCTAAATTACATGCTTACGTAAAAGCTGCATTTGGAACAGATTCATCAGCAGCATCTTCAAAAGGGGCAAAAGGTGATACTGGTAATACAGGTCCACAAGGACCTACTGGACCTCAAGGAGCTACTGGAGCAACAGGAGCTACAGGACCTGCTGGTAGTAATGCTTCAGTTAGTGGTTTTGAAGGAAGCAAAACAGTTGGTAAAGAAACATGGACATTTGAAGACGGTTTATTAAAAACAGTAAAATAAAAAATATAAACTATTTATAATAAAATAAGTAAATGGCTGTAAAGTACACTTGGGATTGCAAAACTGTTGATGCTTACAAAGAGCATAGTGATGCACAAACCCCAACAAATAAGAAACCTGATGTAATTCACACCGTACATTGGAAACTTACAGGTAAAGAAACTAAAGACGGAGTTGAATATGTAAGCGATTGCAACGGTATTACTTTAATAGATACTGATGATTTATCAGACTTTAAAGATTTCTCTGCTCTGACAAACACAGACATTAAAGGATGGGTTACAGAATCTTTAGGTAATACTAAAGTAGAAGCATATAAAGCAACAATTAAAAGTACTATAAAAGAAAAACAGAATCCAACAACTATTTCAAAATTAATTGAAAGTTAGTTGGAATATTAAAAAATAGTTCTTATATTATAAAGAATATTAATCGATTAAATAAATTAAAAGTTTTAAAATTATGGCAAATCAAAAGCTAAAAGAAGAAGAAGTAAAAAATTTACAAGAACTTCAACAAAAAAACGCTGCACTTGTTACTGAATTAGGAAGTATTGAGTTAGCAAACATTGGATTAGAAGAGCGTAGAGAAAATGCTGAAAAATTTCTATTCGAACTTAGGGAAGAAGAGAAAGAACTAGCAAAGTCTTTAGAAGAAGCTTATGGAATAGGTTCTATCGACTTAGTTAAAGGTGAATTCATACCAGCCCCTGTTCAAGAAGAAGAGGTTGCTGAAGAAGTAGCTGAGTAGTTTCTATAGTCTAAATACAATTTTTAGTTTAGGAGGGTTTTTACATCCTCCTTTACTATTTATATAAGAGAAGTAAAAACATTTCTAACAACACTGTTTTACATTCCTAAACGATATTTATAATAAACTAAATAATAAATTAGACCAGACATGGCAGAACAAATTATTTCCCCAGGTGTTTTTACAAGAGAAAATGATATTTCTTTTATAACGCCAGCACCAGTAGATGCGAGCTCAGCATTTATAGGACCAACAGTAAAAGGACCAGTAGAACAACCTACTGTAGTTACTTCATATAACGAATATAAAGCTATATACGGAGAGACTTTTTCTTCAGCTTCAGTTAATAGAGAATTCCTTACTTCTATCGCAGTTAAAAACTTCTTCCAACAAGGAGGAAATTCAGCTTTAGTTACAAGAGTTGTATCTGCTTCTCAACACTGGACTCAAGCACAAAGTGCAGCAGTAACATCATCGTTAATTGCAGGTGTTCCATTTACGTTGAAAACACACGGAAAAGGTGTAATATATAATAACGGTACATCCGCAACAGATCATGGAACTGAAATAGCAGGATCAGGAGGAGCATTAGTATCTGGTTCTAAAGATAATATTAGATGGGAAGTAACAAATAAAGATAATAATAATGGAACATTTACCTTATCTATTAGAAGAGGAAATGACAACCATAGTAATAAAGTAATATTAGAGCAATATACAAATGTAAATTTAGATCCTAACTCAGATAACTATATAGAAAAAGTAATAGGTAATCAAACTACTACTGTAGCTACTGACGGTAATTTAAAATTTGTTAAAACTACAGGTAACTTTGTAAATAAATCTAACTACGTTTATGTATCAGCAGTAGGAAAACCAACAATTGATTACTTAGCAGCAGATGGATTCACAGTTAATTCAGACGGTACTAATTCTTACTCAGCATCTTTACCAGCTGAAGAATCAGGATCTTTCTATAATGGAGGAGGTAATATAGTTGTACCGAGTATGACATTTAATGATGCTATTTCTAATACCGATACACAAGGTTTAGAAGCAGCAGATTATTCTGATGCAATTACAATTTTGCAAAATAAAGACGAATACGTTATTAACGTAATGGCAGCACCAGGGTTAATATATGATCATTCATCTCACGGAACTGTATTAGACTCATTAATATCAGCTGCAGAAACAAGAAGCGATTGTATTGCAATAATAGATTTAGTAGCTTATGGAAGCACAACTGCAAATGTAGTAGATCAAGGTAAATTAGTAAATAGCTCTTATGCAGCAGCTTACTGGCCTTGGGTACAATTAAGCGGAGGAGCAGGTATTCAATGGGCACCAGCTTCTTGTGTAGTACCAGGAGTATATGCATTTAACGATAGCGCTGCAGCACCTTGGTTCGCACCAGCAGGATTAGTAAGAGGAGGTATCACTGGAGTTGTTCAAGCAGAACAGAAATTAAGTAGAGTACAGAGAGATACAATATATGCTGGAAAAGTTAATCCAATAGCTACTTTCCCTGGACAAGGAATCGCAGTATTTGGACAAAAAACATTACAAACTAAAGCATCAGCATTAGATAGAGTAAACGTTAGAAGATTATTAATCGCGCTTAAGAAATTCTTAGGAGATCAAGCTAGTAATTTAGTTTTCGAACAAAATACAATTGCAACAAGAAATAGATTCTTAGCAAATGTAAATCCATACTTAGAATCAGTAGTACAAAGACAAGGTCTTTATGCATACAGAGTAGTAATGGATGACACAAATAACACAGCAGACGTTGTTGATAGAAATCAATTAGTAGGTCAAGTATTTATTCAACCAGCTAAAACAGCAGAATTTATAGTACTAGACTTTACAATTGAACCTACAGGAGCAACTTTTGCATAATAAATTTAAATTAACAATATTTATAATAAAATAAATAAAACATGGCAGTATTAGATCCAAGCGAACTTATGTTTAAGGCCTTTGAACCAAAGGTACAAAACAGATTTGTAATGTATGTTGAAAACATTCCTTCATTTATGGTAAAGAATGTTAAAGCACCTACTTTCACTGATAACATTATAAAATTAGATCACGTTAACTCTTATAGAAAAATTAGAGGAAAAAGAGAGTGGGAAGATATAACAATGACTCTATATGATCCAGTAACTCCATCTGGTGCTCAAGCTGTTATGGAATGGGCTAGATTAGGATACGAATCAGTAACTGGTAGAGCAGGTTATTCAGATTTCTACAAAAAAGATTTAACTCTAAATATTTTAGGACCTGTTGGTGACATTGTAGGTGAATGGATCATCAAAGGAGCAATACTAACTAATGGAGATTTCGGACAGTACGATTGGACATCTGATGAACCAGTAGAAGTAGCAATTACTGTTGCAATGGACTACTGTGTATTAAACTACTAAAGTTAACTTACATATAAAATTGAAGAACCCGGAATTATCCGGGTTTTTTGTTGGTTTAAAAAAAGAAATTTCGTATATTTATATATACAACTAGTTATAACTAAATAAAATTTATGGAACCAAAGTTCACAATACCAACTGAAGAAATAGAATTACCTTCAAAAGGACTACTTTATTCTGCTGATTCTCCCCTTGCAACAGGAAAATTAGAGATGAAATATATGACAGCAAAAGAAGAAGACCTTCTAACTAATCAAAACTACATTAAGAACGGTACAGTTATTGATAAACTGTTAAAATCATTAATAGTAAATAAAGATTTAGATTATAATCAAATTCTTATCGGTGATAAAAATGCAATTATGATTGCAGCTAGAATATTATCTTACGGTAAAGATTATAAAATAAGATATGCTGGAGAAGAATTTACAGTAGACTTAACTGAATTGAAAAATATTGAAATTGATGAGAGTAACTATGACGGTGGAACTAATAATTTTGAATTTGAATTACCCTCTACGGGTAATAAAGTTACTTTTAAACTGCTTACACATGGAGATGAAAAAAATATAGAAAGAGAAATAGCAGGTTTAAAGAAAATAAATAAAAATTCTTCTCCTGAAGTTTCAACAAGAATGAAATATATTATTACTTCTATTAATGGACTTACAGAGAAAAAAGATATTAGAGAATTTGTTGATAAGTACTTTTTAGCATCAGATTCAAGAGCTTTAAGGGCAGAATACAATAGAATACAACCAAATGTTAATATGACATTTAAATATACTGATGAAGACGGCGTTGAGGAGGACGTCGATTTACCCATTGGGCTCAGCTTTTTTTGGCCTGACACCGGCAGATAGGTTACGTATTTTTACTGCAATACATGAAATCGTTTTCCACGGCAAAGGTGGATACACATGGTCTGAGGTTTACAATATGCCTATATGGCTTAGAAAGTTTACTTTCCAGAAAATGAAAGAGTTTTACGATAAGGAAAATAAAGAAAACGAAAAACACTACAACCAGCGAAAAAAACGTACTGTAGCAAAGCCTAAAATAAAACCTACTTATCGTACAAAGGCTTCTAACAAATAGGAGCCTTTACTATTTATATTATATAATAGTACACAATGGCCGAAGAGACCCCAAATATAGATCCTAAAAACGCACAAGAAGCATCAAAAGCGACTTCTGAAATGGCTGAGAATATTAAAGCATTCTCTAAAGAAGCTACTGAAGCCGGAATGAATTTAGGTAGCATATCGAATCACTTAAAAAATATTGCCAAAGGATCTAAAGATTTTAAATCAGAAATACAGGGAGCTGGACAATTAGTATCTTCAGTATCTAAAATGTCTGCTGACATAGCTCAATTTACCAAAGATGGATTAGCCTCCCAGAAAGATACTGAAAAATTTCTTAAAAAACAAAAAATTGTAAAAGGTCAGATTCAAGCTATAGAATCTAAAATGGCTGTTTTAATAGAAAAAGCTGCACATGCTGGTGAAGAAGAAGCAAAGCAGATAATGAAAACAGTTGAAGGGTTATCTAGTGCTCAATATGAAGCAGAGAGACTTTTAAGTACCTTTGAAGCAATAGAAGATGTTAATGATGAACTAAATAACGATACTAAATTCTTTGATAGTATGTCTGATTTAGTAGGAGACATACCAGTAGTAGGTAAACTATTTGGCGAATTTAAATCAGGAGCTGAAGCAGCAAGAAAAGCAGGAGTAGAAGGAGGAGATGCACTATTCGCAGGAGCTTCCCAACTCGCAGGTGCAGCAGGTAAAATGGGAATGCTTTTCGCAGTAGGTACCTTTATGAAAGGTATTTTCAAAACCAATCAAGATGTAACAGACCTAGCTAGAAATTTAAACATAACTAGAGAAGAAGCAAGAGGTTTAGATAAAAGATTTAGATCATTAAGTGCTAACACTAAAGGATTAACAAGCACACAGTTTAGAGAAGCTTATGCAGGTATTGCCGATGGTTTAGGAATTACAGCTGATTTATCCGATGATACTTTAGTTACTATAGGTGCTATGACTAAGAAATTAGGTCTAACATCAGAAGAAGCAACTAGATTAGCAACAGTTACAGCAGGTACAGGTCAAGATATGAAAGAATTCAATGATGACCTTATTGGTAGAGTTATGTTACAGAATAGTGTTAACGGTACAGCTATTAGGTATCAAGATGTAATGAAAGATATTGCAAACGCTTCAGCATCAGTTCAGCTATCTACTGCAAATATGCCTGGAGGATTAGCACAAGCAGCATTTCAAGCAAGAAGATTAGGTTTATCCTTTGCAACAATGGAAGGTGTCGCTGCAAATTTACTAGATTATGAAAGTTCTATAGGAGCTGAAATGGAAGCAGAGCTTTTAACAGGTCAACAATTAAACCTAGATGGAGCTAGAATGGCAGCATTAAGAAATGATATGGTAGGAATGGCTCAAGAGTTAGCCAAACAAGGAATTACAGCTGCGAAATTTGGTAGTATGAATCGTATTCAACAGACAGCAGTTGCTAAAGCCATGGGAATGTCTCGAGAAGAGATGTCTGAAATGCTTATGAAACAAAAAGCAATGGCAGAACTTTCCAGTGTAGAAGGAGACACCTTAGATGCAAAAGTTAGGAATGAGTTTAAACGTATTAATGCTATGGCAGAAGGCGAAGCTAAAGAAAAAGCACTAGCAAAACTTCGTCAACAAGCCGGAAATGACGAATTAGTACGACAATTAGAAAATAAATCTGTAGCAGAAGCTCAAAAAGAAGCTATGGAAAAAATGGCAGAAGCAGTTGGAGATTTAGCTATAGCGTTAGAACCTATAACTGGATTCTTTGGCGTGATAGCATCAGCAGCAGGAGAAACTTTAGGTTTTATCACTAAAATGAGTAGTAAATTAAAGACTGTTGGTAATTTAATTAAAATGTCTTTTAAACCTTTAGTAGCACTACCAATGAAAGGTTTAAGTTTTTTGAAAAAAATATCAGGCTTCTTAAAAACTATTGGTAAAGGTGCTGGAAAAGCAGCAGGTAAATCATTATTGAAAAAAATACCTATTATCGGTTTAATAGTAGGAGTTGGATTAGCAGTAAAAAGAGCAATGTCAGGAGATATATTAGGTGCATTAGGAGAAATTGGTTCCGGTGTAGCTTCTTTATTCCCCGGTATAGGAACAGGTATTTCCATGGGTATTGACGCAGCTTTAATGGCTGGGGATGCTACTGGAGTTACGGGACTAGAAGGTGGTTCTGCTTCTATAAATGTAGATGACTTTACTTTAAGCACAAATCCAGCAGATACTATTACTATGGCAGGAGGTACTAAATTAGGAGGTAATGTTGAATCATTATTAGAACAATTAATTAGCACAGTCGAAAGAACTTCAGGTCAAGATATTAACCTAGATGGATTTAGAATAGGGGAAGTACAAAGATTAACAGCAACAACAACATAAAAATAAACTATTTATAATTAAAAACACAAAATTATGTCACTAAAAGAAAAATTAAAAGATTCAGCATTAGGATTAGGAGGAGTAGATTTAGTAGCAAGAGATGGAAAAGCATTAGATGCTTTGAAAGGGACTGTTTTAAATACACCTCATAGTATGAAAGGTAAAACACCTGATCCTTCTTATGAAACTGAAATTTCTATAAAAGATCCTAGAAAGTCTTAATAGTATACTCTATTACTTATGGCGTTAATTAATTTACAAACAGATCTAAAGAGTCTTAAATACTCAGATTTCGGAGCGGAAAAACCTTTTATAACTAAAAATATAAATAACCCTCCTAATGAAAGTGGTATAGAAAAAGCTACCACTCATCGTATAGACGACTTAAACCGATTTAGAAAATTTTTGACATCAGGAAAAGGAGTAACATGGATAGCTAATCAAGGAGCACTAAATGTAGTAGAAGCTCAAATAAAAACTAGATCTGATGGTAACTCAAGAAGTTTTGCAGGTCAAATTTTATCAGGAGGATGGTCTACAGCTAAACTTATTGCTTCAACTGCGGCACAGATACCTGTAAATGGAACCGGTACACACTTTGTAGAAGGATTTGGAGGTAAATCAGGATATTTAAAAGGTGTACAAGGACACGTCTTAGCTAGAAACGGAGGATTTATACCAACATCTAATATATTAGAGCAGACTGTAGCATTAGAAGAAGGTAAAACAGAAACTATAAATGTTGGATCTAAGATATTAGGTAAGTACTTACAACCTGGCGCTATACAGATATATAAAAAAGATACTGACCAGTACGTTAGAGATCCAGACTTTAAAGCTGATCAGAAAAATTTACTGCAGACAATATTCGGAGGAGGGAATGTAACTCCTAATGAATTGAAATATAGAACTAATAGTAAAATAGACGTTCCAGGGTTAAGCTACGGTATGCATTCTGTAACACTTTCAGGCTCTAAAGATAGTACAGATGCAGCAGGAAATAAGATAATACGTACTAGAGCAGCACAAGGATTTGTAAATAATGGAGATAGAATATCCGTTCGTCAGCCAGTCTCAGCTTCTTTAGCTGAATTCGCCACAAAAATGGCTGAACAAGCAGAACAATTTCCAGAACTTTACGGTAATACTAAAGACTTAATTAAGTTTAATATTAAAACAGTTGCTCCTAGAAGTAGCAACGAAGATGGTCCTCTAATAACTAGACTAGATTTTAGAGCATATATTGATTCTTTTAGTGATTCTTTTAATGGAAATTGGAGTAAAACAAATTATATTGGAAGAGCAGAAGAATTATACAGTTATTCTGGAATGTCAAGAGCAATTCAATTTAATTTTAAAGTTGTTGCTCATACACAGAGAGAATTAGTACCCATATATAACAAGCTTAATAAATTAGTTGGTTCTACCGCACCAAATTATATGAATCAGAACTATATGAGAGGTACTTTTAATATGGTAACGGTAGGTGATTACTTAATTAATATGCCTGGTTATTTTACTTCTATTAATTTAACTTGGAACAAAGATTATCCTTGGGCACATAGTGAAGATGATGGAGGAGAGCTACCTACTATTTTAGACGTACAGTGTTCTTATCAACCAATTCATAGATCTGCACCAACTAATGGCATGGTATTTATAGGTGATGATTTTAATTTAGCAAATGATACTAATTTTGAAGTTCAACAATTAGATGAAGTAGTAATTACAGGATAATGAATAGATACAATAAAATAGGTATATTTAAAACAAGAGAAGGTAAACGTTATACTAAAAATGTTATTTTCCCAGAAATCGCACCTACGGCTAACGATATTTATGTCATAACAACCGCAGGTGATAGATACGATACATTAGCATTAGATTATTATAATGATTCTACTCTTTGGTGGATTATAGCATCAGCTAATAACAGCAACAGAGACTCACTCTCAGTTCGTCCCGGTATTCAAATGAGAATACCAATGAATAAGGATTCAGTTATAGAAGAATATGATAAGTTAAATGCTGATAGATAATGGCAGAATCAGGTAAATTATACGGAGTACCATTAAACATAGGGGTACGTACTCAACTAGCATATAGAGCACAGAATCTAGGCGCTACTGATAAAGATGTACAGCAACTTATGGTTGATAATAACCGAGGAGCATGGGTTTCTTTAGCTTCAAGTGCACAAACTCTTTCTGAGGAAACAATAAAGTATAAAGAAACGCTTAAAAAACACCTTACTAGCGGTTGGATAGAAAATCAAATAGCAGCTCAAAAATATTTAGAAAGTGTAGAAGCAGCAAAATCTGAACAAGGAAATCAGTTAGCTCAAGGTAATATATTAAGTGGAGGTGTGCTATATCCAAGAATTACTGATAGTAATAAATTAAAATTAGAGAGAAGAACGGGTATAGATTTCGGTAAAACATACAATCCGTTCGGTAATCAAAGTAGTTATGAACATAGCCCGGAATTTGGTTTTCAACCAATGATGGGAATTACTGATTTTAAAATTGTTACTCAATCAGCTTTCGGTACTTTAAGAAAAGCTACCGTAACTATCAAAGCATTTACTCCAGACCAACTTTCTATATTAGAAACTTTATATTTTAGACCAGGATTTTCAATGTTACTAGAATGGGGTAACTCGGCATATATAGATAAAAATGGAGAAATAAGTAGCTATAATTTAGGTATAGCAAAAACATTTACACTAGGTAATTTAAAAGACAAGAAAGTAGAAAATGAAGATGGAACAAAAGAAATTGTAACTGCTGTTCAACAGATGAAAGAAATGATCAAAGAGAACAGAGAGTTCTCCGGGTACAATTACGACGGTATAATAGGTAAAGTAGTAAACTTTAGTTGGAGGTTAGCTAATGATCAAAGCTATGACTGTACTCTTGATATACTATCAGAAGGAATGGTAGTAGATGCTATTAAAACAGTTTACACTCCTTCTACTGATACTTCTTTAGATAAATATAAAAGCGGTAATCAAGCAGAAACTTCAACTACAAGTGATGACTTATTAATAGATGCATTAGAGATATTTAAAAATCCTGAAAAAAGAGCGGAGTATATAGAAAAAGAATATCCCGACAGTAAGATAAGAGCTTACTTTAGCGACAGTTTCTTTATAGCAGGGGAAGCCACAGAAGATGGGGAATCTCAATATAATAATGATAGACATTATTACTTAACATTAAGAGATTTTTGTTATGTATTCAATAAACAAATACTTGAAAAACAAAACACTGGTAATATTAGTCTTAAGTTTTCTACTAAATTTGATAAATCTGTAATGACAACATTCCCCGGACATATTTCTAATGATCCTGGTATATGTGTGATGCCTTTTAGAGATGGAGAACCTTATGAATCAAATCCTAAAGGTAGTGATATATCATTTACCAAAGAGATCAATTTATACGGAGGGCTACAAGATAAAAATGGAACTACCATATTTAAACCTAAACCTACTAAATGGAAGTACGATTATCAAAAGTCTAACATTCACAGAGTTCCTTTAGAAGCTGGAGAAGCTAGTAAACACTTACCTACTATATTTGGTGATGAGTTTTCACATGATTCTCCTTACAAAATTTTAATAAATATAGATCATCTTATAAGAATACAGGAATCTTTTAAAGAACAAGCTAATGAAGATCACGAAGTAAAAGCTGTAGTCTCTCAGTTCTTTAATAGACTGTTAAGTGATATAAATACTTCTTTAGGAGGTATAAATAATTTAGCTTGTTTTTTTGATGAAGATAATAACGAATGGATTATTATAGATCATAATTGTTTTGATCTACAAGCAGGAACTTCTAAAGAAAAACCTTCTAGTGAACCTCCATTATTAAATATCATAGGATTAAAAACTGAAGTATCTAAGTTAGATATTCAAAGTAAAATATCAAATGAAATGTTTAACATGCTAGCAATAACAGCAACATCTAGTGGTCAAAAAGTAGAAGAGAGTATAGATAATTTTTCAAGATATAATGCAAACGTTTCTGATAGGTATGTACCACTTGTAAAACCAGAAGTTAAAACAAACAAAAAATCTTCATCTCAAAATTGGAAAGAAGCTAAAGATATTAATATCTTAAAACAGATAGCTAAACCTTGGCACAGGTATATTAATGGAAATATAGCCGTCAATATAGCTTCACAAAAAAAGATATACAGTCCAGAAGCGTTCGAATCATCAAAACAAGCACATGCTCAGTATATGAAAGCTTTGAATGATCAAAGAGAAGGTAAAACAAGGGAAGCAGGAGAAAAACGTCCATTTAACGGTGGACTTTTACCTATAGAATTAAGCCTTACCATGAGAGGTATATCAGGATTGAAAATAGGAGAAGCATTTTTAATAAATGATGTTCTTTTACCACAGAGAAGTAGAGGTTTAATCGGATTTTCTATTACCGGTATAGATCATAGTATTTCTTTAGATAATCAATGGGAAACTAACATTACTACTGCAATGTACAATCTACCCGATACAGAAATACCTATAGAAGATGAGTATGAAGAACCTTACAAAGCTCCAGAAGCACCTCCAGCAGAAGGTCCAAAAGAAACTCCTAATGCAAATAGATTAAGAGGAGCAATAGCAGCAGCTGGGTACGTAGAAAAGAAAAAGAAAGGATACTCATCAGGGGAACTTACTAGTGCATTAGATGCAACAAATAACAAAACAGGTAAAGTTGATATTAGTGAAGAAATGGCAGATTATGGAGTTGCTGTTATCAACGCAGTTAAAAAAGAAGTACCTGGTGTTACGTTAACATTTACCGGAGGTAATGATAAATTCCATCATGGTTTAAATTATACTAGTAGACACGTAGACGGTAGAGCTCTAGACTTTGTAATAAGTCCATACAGTGCTGATGCTTATACAAAAGTTCTTAATATAATTGAATCATTTGCAGCAGGTGAAAATGATAAGGTAAGGTTTAAAGATGAATATAAAAGATTGACCGCTGCTGCTACTGGTGCTCATTTCCATATATCTTGGGGTAAAGGTACCGAAGGTAAGGATGAACTTGCAGCAGCAATTAAAAAAGTAGAAAAAGGAACTATTCAAAAAAGATTCGTATAATATGTGGTTACCTCCATTTAAAATAATAAAAGGATTATTTGCATCAGCAGGTCAATTTACATTACCTGACGGAAGTGAATACTCAGGACCATACCACGCCACTGCTGACGGAGCAGAGTTTACAGGATCTGAACCAGGTAAGGATATGCAAAAACTTACCCCAACATTAGAAAGAATAGCAGAATCAGATCCTTTTCTTGATACACATAGTGATTTAAAAAAAGCAGAAAATGAAATAGTATACCCTACTCCTAAGGGATATAAAAAAGGCTTTTTTATGAGATTCTACTTACAAGACACTAGAAATGGAAAAATAGTAGAAGTAAAAGAAAAAACATATAGAAGGTATAAACCTGAACTTTATATCAAAGGTGTTGAAGTTAAATGGATATTAGAAAAACCTTTGAAAGATGTGTTTATGAGTGGTTTTTTATATAAAGGAGCAGCAACAAGAAATATAGAAAATATAAATAAAGCGTCTATTGAACTGCCTGAAATTTCACAATATATTACAGACTACGGTCAATTTGTAAATGTAGAATCAGATGTTGAAGGTTATAAGTTTATGGAACTTCCAGTTGCAGAACAAGAGAGAATAATAAGAAAGGTAAGACCTAGTATTCAAGAAGCTCCATTGAAAAGAAAAATACCAAGGTTTGGAAAAGTTAAAAAACTTAAACCACAATCTAACTTATATACCCCTGGTGGAAGATTTAAGATTGAAGGTTCAAATCAAGAGTATAAAGGTTTTTATCACATACACCCTGAGAAAGGACCAATGGAAGGTGCAGAACATAAAACAAAATTTCATAGAAAATTAGTATTAATAGGTGGAACAGTAGATGTAGATTCTTCAACAATTTCACCAGCAGAAGTAGATCCAAGCACATTACAGTACGGCGGAACTGCCGGGTCTCAACCTACAACAGGTCAAACCGGAGGATCAGGTGCTTCGTATTCCGGAGGAGGAGGAAGTTACTAGTTGCTTCTTTAATATATTTTTCTTATATTATATGAAAGGTTATATTAATGTTTTATATAGTAGAAGAAGAAAATAAGTTAAATCATTTAGAAAGTTTAGTAAAATTAGGTTGTTATGTACAAATAATACCTTCTGATTATAACTTTCATCCTAAACTTACAACCACTACCGCAGTATATATTAGACTATTAAATAGTTACCATGGCTTTATTATTCCAATAAATCATGATGAAGGAGTAGACGTAGATG